TGATCCTGTTAGGCTGTTTTTGCTATCAATTGCTTCGATTATTATCCAGCAAAGGGCTTTGATTGATTTCTCAGCGAAACAGAACCTACTTGCCTATTCGATAGGAGATTACCTTGATCATATTGGTGCATTACTTGGCGTAAAGCGTCTATCTGCGAAGCCTGCCACCACAACTATCAGGTTCGCTTTATCTGAAGCCAGACAGGATGTTATAGCTATACCCAAGGGGACCAGGGTCAGGGCAGAATCAAGTGAAATTATTTTTGCTACAACGACATATGCTGAAATACCCGCAGGACAATTGAGCGTGGATGTACCAGCTGAATGTATGACAGTTGGAGAGGTGGGGAATGGCTACTTGCCTGGGCAGATAAAAAGGCTTATTGATCCCATTCCATACATAGCAAGTGCCGGAAATATTACGGAAACATCAGGCGGGATTGATATTGAAGGCGATGAATCTTTTAGAGAGCGCATTAGACTTGTGCCAGAATCATTTTCTACGGCTGGGCCTTATCGAGCATATGAATATTGGGCATTAACAGCACACCAAGATATTGCTGATGTGGCTGTATATTCACCGACACCGGGCCAAGTCAATATTTGCCCCTTGCTGAAGGGTGGGCAGTTGCCAAGCCAAGAAATATTAGACGCCGTGGAGGCTATTTGTTCTGCTGACAATAAAAGGCCACTGACAGATTATGTTTACGTTCATGCCCCGACGGTAGTAAATTATTCGATCAACTTTACTTATTACATAAGAAAAGACGATGCCTCCTTGGCAAGTAGCATCCAATCAGCCATAGAAGACGCAACCGCTCAGTTCAAAGCTTGGCAGAAAGAAAAGCTCGGCAGAGATATAAACCCGTCTGAACTGACGAGGAGAATCGTAAATGCAGGGGCCAAGCGAGCGCAAATAACACAACCTGTATTCGTTAAACTTGAACAATATCAAGTGGCGAAGGATATAACCACCAACATAATTTATGGCGGGTTAGAAGATGATTAATCTTAAAGAGCTGAGTTTGCTAGATATATTGCCTGAAAACATAAAAACAGATGAATCAGCTGCCAATGCTGCCGAGGCAATAGATCATGGGTTACGGGAAGCCACAGGCGATATAAAGTACGCATTAATAATACCAAGGATAGATGAACTTCCTAACTCGGTTTTGGATTTATTGGCATGGCAATTTCACGTAGATTTATATGATCCCGATTGGGCTGCAGAAATTAAACGTGGGCTAATTAAAGAATTTGTTGCATGGCATCAAATAAAAGGCACAAAAGCAGGAATATTGGGATTACTCGGTGTTTTAGGCTATAGCAACGTTGAAATTATCGAATATCACGAAGCCAGGCAGGCATATCTTGATGCTGGAATACTTTTTGCAGATGGTACGTGGTTAGTAACCGGCAATTCTCCAAAAATAATACAAAGATCATATGATGTGTCTGGATGGCCTGATATCCCGCATTGGGCACAGTTTGCCGTTAAGCTAGACTTGGCCGAAGCAGCAAGAACAGAATGGCTAAACGAAATAAAATGGGCAATCGAAGAAATGAAGCCTGCACGGGCATGGCCGATTTGGTTTTATATCATGAAGCTGAACCTGGATATGGCTATATTAGTAAAATGTACAATGCCAAGATTTTACATGCTCATGCAAGCTCAAAAATACTATCCATGGTGCAGGCTCATGGTTGATGGTTCATGGGTCGTTGGGCCAGACCCGAAACCATACACGATTGATACTACTGGACAACTCATCGCAGACGGCTCGTGGAAAGTAGGAGAACTTGTATTTTTTAAACCAGTAGAAACCGTTTATCCATGCATGGCCGAAGGATTTCTTACGATTATCCCTCATATCGTTACAATAGGGCACCCTTGGGATCTACGTGAAGATGATCGTATTCCCTTGGGGGCTGACGGCTCATGGCAGGTCGGATATGCGAACATTGTCAATGCAGTAGCTCAAAAATACATCACAAAAAACACCATCACAGAAATGGTTAAACCGTCATGGGAAGAGGCCCATAAAACGTCCTGGGAATGGATGTATGCCAAAAAGCCACATGATGTAGTAGAACCGAAAATAGATGGACAACTTATAGATGGTTCTTGGGTCATTGGAGGCCATCCATTAGGACTCTTGATTGATAGAACTTGGGATGTAGGCCTAGATCCAATAAAGGCATTTGGATTCGTAAATTGCGCAACTTATGCGCAGGCACCGGTAGGGGGCGTTATGGTCGGGTATGATGAAAACATTTTTGTTGATGGCTCTTGGAATGTCGGTGATTCTGGGCCAAGGGCTTCGGCAAAGATAACATATTTATAGGAAGGGAGGTGGGAAGATGGCTGAAGCAGTGATAATAAATCAATTTCGTCAAAGACTTGCAAAGCACATGTATGACGGATCGGCACTGCCAAAAGTTAAATATATGGCTTTTGGCGATGGCGGGCATAATGCAGATCTTACGCCAAAAGCTATGGATCCGGCGCGTACGACTTTGTATCACGAACGACTTAGAAAAGAGCTAAGCAATGTTACGCAAGAAGATCCAATGAGCGTGACCGGGACAGGAAGGCTCGAAAAAGATGAGCTCGTTGGAGCAAGGATATCGGAGGTGGGGCTATTAGACGAGAGCGGTTATTTAATAGGTTATAGGTGTTTTTCTCCGAAGATCAAGGACACGGATGAGACCTACGAGGTTGAGATCAAAATCAGATTTTAATGGAGGTGAAAGTGCATGGCATTACCGTACAGCACAATAGGCAGACATCCGGATTCGTTTCCGGCCGTGCCTAGTGCATGGAATGAAAAATATGAAAAAATAGACGCTAATTTTACCAATGTTGATACTCGTGTAGTTGGATGCGAAACAGAAATTGATGATGCCAAGGGGGACAAGCCGACCTTAGCCGATATGCTTGCATATCTACAGGGGCAAGTGGAAGGCGTAAGTCCCGATATGCAAAATGCAATCTTGGGTACCCTATTGGAGGCAATGGATCTTGGGAGTTTAGCGAACAGAGAAATCGTCAAGACTTTAACCAAGAGATTTCAAACGGGCACAGTGATAATCGAAAACAAGGGGATCATTTCGGGTTGTACAATAACAAAATCGGCCACAGCAACAAGAAATATCAATCTGGCGAGCGGGCAGGCCTTTGCAGGCGGGATGATCATCCCAATTGAGGCAGAAACAAATGGCGCTGCAATACCAAGCAATTCATCTGGCACGACAAAATACTGTTATATATATCTTGCCATGGGTGCTACAAAATGGGAAGCTTTCTGCACAGGGTTGGACGAATCTGTACCACCTAACGGGATTCCGTTGTATCGCGTAACTGTCCCGGCCGGTAATACCGAAGCCAATGATCCATATATCAGCAACGTTACACTAACTGATGTAAGAAGACTTGAACCAAATGCTCCAACGTCTTTTACAAGTGCGCCCTTCGTGTATGTGCCGTTGCCTTTCGATATGCTTGATACTAATTATGCCATCGACCTTGACGTATATGATTTTACAGGCGGTGGGTTTCAGCTTGGATATGTTTATGCGGATGAAAGGCAATCAAATGGCTTTAAGATTTGCCTGAATGGCACTGCCGATAACGTCAAGGTGCGCTGGACAGCGAAGAAGTTCAGCTTATAGGGGGTGATGTGATGATAACTACCAAAATTCAACCTGGACCTTATGCGGAAGTAGCTTTAGAGGGGACAAAATTAATTATAGAAGATATAGAAATTGACTTGGAGGAAGAGCAGAAAGACAGCCAGATAATTATAGATATTTGCAGGAAAAATGGAGAGCTGATTATTGGGTTAGGCGATGCGTATGTCGTTTCCATAATAATCCCGCCCGCCAAATATGAACTTGTAGAAACCGATGAGCTTGATGATGAGGGCAACCCGATATACAGCGTAAACAAAATTCCACTTGATCTCGAATCGGTGGAATTAGTTTTATGGCAATATCAAAAAAAGGAAGAGGAGGTAGTGTAGAATGCCAGTAATATTTACTAAGGATACATTGAGAGCATCAGTCGAGGCCGCAACTGGGGGACAAATGACCATTCTGTATGATGACAAGGGATTTCCGTCTTATATGGTGAGAATACCGAAATTCAATCTGCAGGATATTGATCCCATTTATGGTTCAGGCGTGCATCCTGCTTTTATCGTTGGAGGAGTAGAAAAGTCGGAGATATTCA